ATAGAGGAAGAGGTGACGGGCGTCCCGTACATGTGGTTCGACGACGACGACATTCGCTCCAAGTTGTCTGCCGGTGACCGTGACCACGTTGAGCGCACGATAGCTGCATTCGAGGAGAATCGCGAGGGACGTGGTGCCATTCGTGTGTGGCACCCGACCGGCGGTGTCACGCTTGCGCAAATACGAAGCAGGTATGAGTTCGTGTGCGACGACGTGGGCGGTGACGGCGTTGACGTGTTGATGATCGACTACCTTGAAATCGTGGATCCCGAGAAGACTGAATACAGCTTGCAACGTGAGTTGCGACGCACGCTCATCGTAGCAAAAGACATGGCCCTTGAGGCGCGCGGAGGGCGTGGGTGTCTGTTGTGGACGCCGTGGCAGATGACGCGCCAGTCGCAGGGGGGGAATGACACGTTCTCGAACGCGAAGAAACGCGGCTGGTACGGCATGTGGGATTATGCCGAGTCGTCGTTCGCCGAGCGCCAGAGCGATGTCATGGGCTGGAACATGTTCCTTGAAGCATACGGGCACAGTCGCATGAAGCAAGGCATCTGCAAGAACAGGACGACGCGTGAGACTACCATAGGTTGGCCTGACAAGGGCTGGTTGTTGGAGACACACGCCGCGACGTGCTTGTTCCGCGATGCGGAGGAGGACGTTGATGCCGAGGGTCGCACGGTCGATCTCGACTGACGAGGGTAACCCCAGAGTTGGGCGCCTGCGTTCTCTCGTTCCGATAGAGCGCGTGACGCAGGACTATGCTGGGTTTGGGGTCGGAAAACACGCGTGCCCGTTCCATGAGGATCGCACGCCGTCCTTTCACGTGTACGGCGGTGCTGACGGGTTTCATTGTTTCTCCTGCAAGTTCAACGGAGGCCCTGCGGAATTCGTGGCTCGATTGAAGGGGATCACGGTTGAGCAGGCCGTTGCGGAGTTGGAGAAGCGGTACGACGTTGAAATCAAAGGCGACGGGGACATGATACGCCACCTGGTCAACAAATCAAGGGAGGAAGGCATGGCAACGGTCGTAGAGGATCCCACGTTCGGGATGGCGACCGCATTGTACGTTGGGCAGTTGACGGATGAATTGGCTGAGCAGCAGGCGCGCCGATGGATTGTGCCTGCGAACGTGTTGCGGTATGACTGGCGTATGGGTTGGGATGCAGAAACACGGCGATACACGTTTCCCGTGATTGTCGATGGTCGCGTAGTCGATGTGCGTCGCCGGGCCGAGGATGGGCGCGCGGACAAGGTCATATCCATGAAGGGCGGTGGGCGCGGAGGCCACTTGTTTGGACTGCATTGCTTGAAAGAAGATGGGCCAGTCGTCGTAGTCGGCGGCGAGAAGGACGTGATCGTCGGAGCCCACCATCTGGATGCTTCGTTCGTGTCTGGCACACTCGGTGAATCAACGTGGCGCCGTCGGTGGAATGCGCACCTGCGCGACCGCGACATTGTGGTGTGGTATGACCACGACGAGGCAGGCGCGGCTGGCGCTAGGGAAGTTCTTCGCTCACTTTCCAGTTGTGCGGCATCGCTCCACGTGGTAAGATGGCGGGAAGATGATCCAGTACATTGGGATGTGTCAGACGTGGTGCGCAATTGCGGTCGAGAGGTTGCCGCAACAATGCTTGCGTCCGCGTGGTGCGTCAAACCGCGTGTGGACTCTCGGATCATGCAGGGAATAGAGCGGAGTCGCCGATGCCGAAGCTGACACGTGTGGTGGTCAAGAACTTCCAGGCTCTCAAGAATCTCGTTCTGGAACTGGGTCCGGGCGTAAACGTGATTCGCGGTCGCTCAGACAACGGCAAGTCGTCGCTCGTGCGTGCGTTGTCATGCGTGTTCTACCAGGGCGAGGGCGACTGGTTTGTGCGCGACGGCGCGAAGCACGCGGCCGTGTCCGTGGAAACGGACGACGACCATGCCGTCGAGTGGAAGAAGGGCAAGTCGAAGAACGAGTACAAGCTGGACGGAACGCGATTCGGCCGCGTTGGGAGGTCTGTGCCAGAGCCTGTTGTCGAGGTTTTGGGTGTGCGTCCAGTGCAGTTTGGCGCTGACACGGAACGTCGCCTTCACGTGCAGCGGCAGGGCGAGCATGGTTTTCTCGTGAATGATTCGGGAGCCGAGTGTGCGCGCATCATAGGCGGCATCTCTGGCGCGTCGGTGCTCGCGGATGCCGTGCGGCGGTGTTCTGCGGACGTGACGAAATTTGCGCGCTGTGTTTCTGATGCCGAAGCTCGGTGTACCGCGCCACGGGCTGCGCTTTCGGCGTACGATGGCGTTGATACAGAGGTTGAGTGTGCGGCGCACATGCTTGACTTGGTTGAGGGAATGGCGTTGCGCGTGCGTGCCCTCGACGAGTTGCGGGCCGTTATTGCAGAAGCGCACGAGGTGTCTGCCCAGCGCCAAGATGCTATGCAGCGGCTGGTGTTCTGCCGCGCACAGCTTGTGGCGTTTGATGAGCTGGATGAGTTGCGGGATCGTTCTGCACAATGCCTGGAGCAGGCAACGCTGGCCGAGGAGCATGGTGAGGCCTGGCACGACGCTAGGACGGCTGAGGATCGCGTGGGAGTCGCTAGGGCGCGATTAAATGGGCTGATAGGTGTAGTCACGCTTGCTCAGAGATTTAACGCGTCTGCGTCGCTTAGGGAAGCAAATGTCGAGTGCATTGATACTCGCCATGACATGTTGCTGACCCGAAACGAGTTGGATGTTTCTCGCGAAGCGGTGGCGGCATACGCTGGGCTGGGTGCGTTGGAGGAGCGTGCCGCGACGTGCGACGGCATGAGCGTGCTGGCGAATGAATGGCAGAGTGCCCACGCCGAGGACGAGGCGGCACGCAAGGCGAGCACGCGCGCTCGACATGCGCTTGAAAAGGTCGAGACCGAGTATGCGGAATACGTGCGCACGAATCCCACGTGTCCTACGTGCGGGCAAATGCTTCCAACGAAGGGCGTGAAATGATACGCTTGATCGTGACATCCGACTGGCACTTCTCGTTGCGGGCGCCGGAGGGCCGTACGAGCACGTACGGCACCGACGTGCTTGTGAAGCTCGGAGAGATTGCGAAGATCGTCGAGCAAACAAAGGCACAGGCCGTGTTGTGCGCCGGGGACTTGTTCCATCGCAAGGGCGACGTGACGCACCACGAGGTTCAGTTGCTGACGCAGGCAATACGCGCCTTCGGTGTGCCTATGATCGCAGTCCACGGCAACCACGACGCAACGCCTGGGTTGTACGGGTATCGGGCATATGGCACGATGGCTGAGGCCGGCGTGTTCCATGATGTGTCACGTGACGCAGAGCATCCCGTGTGGCTTTCTCCGCGCGTCCTGGTTGGCGGGCATGGGTACGACGTAGATGTGGATCGCGGTGAGCGGGCCCACTACGTTGGTGAGAGGCGTGAGGGCATTGTGTGTGTGCATTTGGTTCATGGATATCTCGTGCTCGGTGAGCCGCCGGCATACATGGAAGAATACACGACGACTGATGTGATTCCGAAGACATCTGATGTCGTGGTGTGTGGGCACTATCACACGTGGCAGGGTGACAAGCGTGTGAATGACACGTTGTTCGTTTGCCCAGGAGCAACGTCACGGGTGACGCGCTCGGAGAAGGACAACCCGTGCCGCGTTGGAGTGTTGTGCATCAACGAACAAACGCATGAGGCCGACATTGAAAAGTGGGTCGACCTGAATGTCGCTCCGGCCGAGCATGCATTCATTGCGGCCGACAAGCAGTTGGCGTCCCCGGCAGATGCGAAGAAGGTGGCCGACGGCATGTATGCCGGGTCAAGTGGCACGTATGCCGAGATCGACGAGGTCGTGTCCGACGCCGTGGCGAAGTTCGAGTACGGGGCCGAAGTTGAGGGCGATGTGAAGGCGCGCATTGCGGCAGAGCGAGCGCGCCTCGAAGGAGGAGCAGATGAGTATCAAGCAGCGTCTTGAATCTCTGATGGAGCGCAAGCGCAAGGCCGAGGAGCAGTTGCAGCGCATTGAGGGTGAGCATGCGACGATAGAGAAGCGTGCGAAGAAGTTGGCCGAGAAGATCCGCAGTCAGTACGGCATGGAGCCCAAGGACCTCATGGCTCACGTCGAGAAGGAAGAAGCCGAGATCGAGGCCGGACTTGCGGAGATCGAAGGGAAGGTCGACGGCAATGCGGCAACGACTGGAACGATTGACCTCTGAGGCGCGCGCGGCAGTTGATGCTGCAACCGCACGACGCGCACAGCGTGATCTCCTGCGCTCGCAGCTTTCCGAGCGCGAGGCGTCGTTGAATCTCGCGCGCGAGGATCACATGCTTGGGCAACAGTCGTTGCGTGTGTTGCAGGCCGTGTCGGAAGCGATGCGCGAGCGCATGAAAACGCGCCTTGAAGAAATCGCTACGACTGTGCTGCGGTACGTGTTCGACGATTCACGGTACGAGGTGCGCATCGACGTGGCCGTAAAGCACAATCTCGTGCACGCGAATGTACTGGTAGGCCACGACGGAACATTCTCAAAGGTGGACGAGGGACACGGCGGTGGAATTGCCGACGTGCTGTCGTACGTGTTTCGGACAGCCACCCTCCGAGCACAGGAAGATTCATCGCAAATTCTCGTTGCCGACGAGCCGTTCAAGTTCTTGAACAGTCAGGACGCGACGATGCGGATGGCCGTGCTGATGGAACGACTTGCGGATGCCGGCCTTCAGCAAATCATTGTGTCGAGCAAGAACGATCTTGCCGATGCTCCTGGCAGGCACTTCGTTTTCACGAGGTCGGACGATGGCACCGTGGCCGAAGTGAGCAACGTGGCAGAGTGAATTGTCACGTGACAATTTGACCTAGCAATGGAGGATGATTGGCGCCAAAGGATCTGTGGAATCACATCGATGAAGATGACGCCTTGGAGTGGCTTGGAAGCGACGTTGGAGGGTTCTATGTCAAGTGCTTGCAAAGGAACATTGTATATTGTATTCCCCTGGAGCATGCAGCAGATTATGCCTGGGATGAACTTGGCGCGGTTCTGAGGGTTGAACGCTCACCGCGCATCATGAGTCACATCGCCCGAGTGGTGGGGTACTATTCGATGTTGCACAATTGGAATGCGAGCAAGATTGCCGAACTCCGCGACAGGCACAAGGGTATGTATGATCTTGCAACCAGAATTGAGCCGCCTTCGCGATTCGATGGAATTTCATTGACTTCGGCCGATATGCCGTGTCTAATTGTGGCTGCGCGGATGTGTCTCGCATGCCATGATCTCGTCGAGTCTTTCGTGAATGCTGGCGTTCCGCACAGGGTTGCTATGATTGATCCGCGCGAGGGGATTTCAACGAGGAGCTTCGACGGTAATCGGACATTGGCGGCTGCGGCATTGGCAGCATTCACGCATCAGGACGGAACGTTCCCAGCTCTGCTTGACGGAGCGGCGCAAATGGTGGACTTGTCGTCGGTGGAGAAAGGACTTCGGGAGTGGGAGAGATTAAGTTAGATTGTGGCCGTATCGTCGGATTGACTGGATATGCCAGGTCTGGGAAGGACACGTTCGCGCGAATCCTCGTGGACGAGTTTCATTTCAAGCGTGTGGCTTTTGCCGACGCATTGAAAAGCGATCTTGCCAGCTATCTTGGCATTTCTCGTACGCGCCTTGACACGGAGAAGGAAGCACTTCGTCGTGCTCTGCAATTGCGTGGAGCATCACTACGTGCGGTCGATCCCACATATTGGATACGCCTGGCGATGTCGTCTATCAAATACTATCAGGGCGCGGGATGCAACGTCGTCGTGACAGACGTGCGGTTTCCGAATGAGGCTGTGGCCCTTCGCAACATGGGAGCAGTCATATTGCGCATGCGTCGAGCCGATCAGCCTTTGGTCACCGAGGATGCTGATACGTCTGAGCGCAGCATCGACATGATTGATCCTGACGAGGTTGTGCTTGCGGATTCTATCGGTGAGCGGCAGGAGATGGCCAGAGCATTTGGCCTCTTTTTGGTTCAGAACAAAAAGCACAAATAACTTGAAGTAATTCACCCCCCCACGAGTCTTGCCCATGTGACTGGAGAATAATCACTTGGGCTGGATGTTCGAGCGTGAACTTGAGGCGTGGCGGTTCATTGCGCGTGCGCGTCGCATTGAGGAACAACTGGCGGAATTGTATGCTCCGCTCGTGCGGGCCGAGGCGCGCAAGGTGTGCGCGAAGCGGCGCATTCCGTTTGACGAGGTGCAGGGTGCCGAGTTCGACGGATTTCGTCGTGCTGCCAAGAACTACGATCCTTCCCGCGGCACTCCGTTCGAGGCTTTCCTGAAGCTTCACATTCGTGGCGCAGTTCTCGACTTTGCTCGGGCGAACGAGCGCCGTCCGTGCAGGCACGGAGACAAGCCGCGGTTCGAGTTGGACCCGCTTGGAGACGTTGGAGAAGCCACTCTTGGGCGTGAGGACGCGGACCATATATCCGAGATCGAGGAACTCCTCGGCAAGGTCATATCACGCCTGTCGTCGCCCATTCGTCGGAATCTGTTCGTGCTTTGCGCCGTCGTTGGTCGGCCATGCGTGGATGTGGCGCATGAGTTAGGAATTGACGTGTATGCTGCCGAGGCGGAGCTGGAAGTGGCCATGCACGAGGCCGCGGACGCAGTGAAGGTGTTGGGCCTCGTGGATGCCGGCCTCATGAATGCGAATCCTTCGATGTATCGATTGCGCAAACGCAGCGGTGTGCAACTCTTGAAGAATGATAAGCTGTGTGAAATTGGTGCTTGCGCTCTCGTTGCATCGCGCAAGCATGCAACGCTTGACGATACGGAGGCGCGCACGCTCGTTGGAACGTGCAATGCCTGCGGGGCAGAGGTGCTTGGTCCAAAGGGGATACACGGACCCATTCCCATGACGTGTGCCTGTGGAAATCGAGTTGATGTGTCATGAGTGATGCACCTAAGAAGGTGAAGACGGCGAAGAAGAAACGGCGTCGCAGAAGAACCAAGGCCCCATCGAAGATGGAGTGGGGACTGGCCGAAATTGCGTATGTCAACACGCCTGGCCTGACGCACAAGGAAATCGCCGAGCGATTGAATGTGTCTGGTGTGTCTGTGGCGCGGTATTCCAAGACGCACAATTGGACTTCAAAGCGTGCCCTGCGCGAGCAGGAATTGTTGAAGGAACTCCAGAACGCGCTGTCGAAGCGTGACATGCAGGACATGCAGAAGGCCGTGGAGCACGTTGTGTCTGCCCAGACGAAGTGTGCCGAACTCGTGAACGTGTATCCCGACATGCTGAAGGCCGCCCTTGCGGAGTGGTGGGATCAATACAAGGCGGCAAAGGCTGCGAAGCCGCCGCAGCCGGTGCCAAAGGCTCCGATTTCCGTGCATGAGTTCAAGGCGATTGCCGAGTTCATGAAGACATCCCTCGGATGGGAACGCCTGAGGCAGGGCGAGCCGTCGGACATCCAGGGCCACGCCACGCTCGTTGGCTTGATTGGACTGCTCACGAACGAGAGCGATGCCCTCGATGAGTAAGCAAACGCGCGTTCGCAAGCTCTACGACAACACGGGGATGGCTTCCTTGAAGTTGCGCCTTCCGGAGGTCGTCAAGCGTGAACTCAAGGGCAAGCCGACGCGATTTTGTGAGATGTTGTTTCGGTCACGCTTGACGCCGGACCAAAAGCTGCTCATCGACAAGGCCATGGATCCGAACGTCCGCAAGATTGCCTGGAAGTCCGGCCACGGCGTCGGCAAGGGCTTCGGCGCCGGTAATCTCATGGCGGCGTTCAGCCTCATAAACTATGATCCGAAGGTATCGATTTTGGTTGTTCTCACGGCGCCTACCGGGCGTCAGGCGAAGGGCGCTCCGTGGGAGGAGATGAAGCGTTGCATAGAGCGTATGCAGATGCACCAGCACACGGACGATCTTGGCCACGCGCTGGTGTTCGGTCTTCGCTCTGACGAATTGCCGGGGGATCAACAGTGGAGGATTCGTGGGCACCTCGTGGCCACGCACTTCACGGCCGATCCGAATCGTCCTACCGGATTCCAGGGGTTTCACGCGGCGAAGATCATCGTCGTGATAGACGAGGCCGCCGGCGTTGATGATCGCATCATACAGGCTGCCAGCACGTTGGCGACGGGCATGGACGCAACCATCGTGTTGCTCGGAAACCCGACCGCATCGGGGAACGAATTCGAGCGTGCATTCGCGCCGACGAGTGACTGGGTGCAGATCACCTCGAATTGCTTTCAACACCCCAACGTGTTGGCGGGCAAGGAACTCACCCCAGGCGCCGTGACGCGCGAGTGGATCGTTGATCGTTGGAACAACCCAGTGATAGGAGACGGCAAGCCGATCACGTTTCCGGCCGGGCCAGTCAAGGACTGGGAATCCTGGCCGGACTGGCCGCGCGTGTTGGCTCACAAGAATGCATGGTGGCGGGGCCACGTGCTGGGAGAGTTTCCGACTGACTCGACCAACAAGCTCATCGCTCTATCATGGGTGGAGCGTGCGTTTCAAACGGAGATCAATCCTCCCGTCGTTGGTGCGCGATTCATGGGTGTTGACGTTGCACGATTCGGAGCCGATCACACTGCCTTGTGCGTCATGACCAGTACCGACGTGTTGCACATGGAATTGCATCCCATGACCTCTGGCCCACAGGCCGTCAAGCTCGTGCGTTCACTGGCACGAGACTGGAGTGTGGATCCGCGCAACGTTAACATTGACGCGACTGGCATGGGCGGTATGGGAGTCGTGGACTGGCTCAAGGAGTTCGCGAAGGTCGAGTTTTCGGGGCGGGAGGAAGGCTTTTGGAAGTACTGCCACGGCGTGGAATTCGCGAGCCGTGCGCACGAGCATGACATCTTCGTCGACCGAAAGACGGAGCTCCTGTGGAACCTGGCAAAGCGCCTCGAACACGGACGGCTCGGCATGAAGCACTTGACGAACGAGATGAAGGAAGTGCTTCGCCACCAGCTCCCGAAGTTGCAGTATGAGATACGCGGGGGCAAGTTCGCCATTGAGTCCAAGGACCAGTATAAGAAGCGGGCTGGACAGTCTCCGGATGCTGCCGAGGCCCTTGCCCTGGCCTGCTGGCCGTGGGGAGATCCGCAGGATTCGGATGAGGGCAAGACCATGGAGCAGATTGCTGAGGAGATGGGCGTGGCCATCGCCGGAATGAAGTCAGATGACGCGACGTTCCAGCCGAAAGGTACGGATCGCCGCATAAGTGAGGCTCCATTGAACAAGGTCAAGACTGAGGCCGACGAGGAGGACGAACTCGAACTCAAGGCTCTGATGGAAGAACTCGAAGACGAGATTGAATGGACGCTGGAAGACGATTGATTGTGCAGGAGGATTGTGCGTGGCAAACGTGACACGGGTTCGAGTGGAGGCGCCGAACGGTCCGGTCGACGAGCGGGCGTTTCGTCGTCTTCTGAAGGAGTTTCGACATCGCGTGGAGAAGGCCGGGATACCGGCGGACGTGCGCATGCACGCGGTATACGAGAAGCCGTCGGCCAAGCGTGCACGGAAGCGAAGGGAACGCGCGCGGGTTTTGCGTTCGATCTCGGAGTAGTCGATGCGATAGTCGAGCGTGTAGTCGACCTTGTGGAGGACGCGCTGCGCGCGGAAGTTCGGCGTGCCTTGTTGCACGAAGGGTTGCGAAATGGCGAAGAAGAAGCGACGGGCGGTGGCGAAGAAGAAGCGACGGGCGGTGGCGAAGAAGATCGGCTCGACTCCGCGCCGGAAGGCCGTGGCGAAGGACTCTGCTAAGGCCTTGATGTCTTCTGAGTTGGAGCGATTGCTGAATGCCGATCTGTCCGATATTGAAAAGGCGGAACTCAATGCATTCATGCGCGGTCTGTCTGACGCGGAGCGCGCGGACGTGTTTGAGCGTGCGGGAGTTGATGTCGTGTTCGGCGGCGTGGCTTCCCGCTGGGAGCAGACGCTTGGCAAGTCACAACCGCAAAACTTCACGACGTACATGGAACACAATCTGGGTTGGACGTTTGCTTGTGTTCGCGTGATCGCCTTCGCTATTTCTGGGGCCGAGCGCAAGTTCTACCGCAAGGTGCCGGGAAAGCGCAAGCAGGACTGGCAGGAGCTTGACAGCCAGCATCCGTTCGTGAAGGTCTTCGAGCATCCCAACGATTTCATCACGACGAGTGAACTCCTGTACGACCTGTCAACTCAGTTGGAACTCATCGGCAACACTTACTGGTGGATGGCTGGTACGGAGGAGGGGGAGCGCCTCGGCTCTGAATTTGTGAAGGAGTTGTGGCCTCTTCCTGGCGAGTTCGTGCGCATCATTCCGGGCAAGCGCACGGATGAGTGGGTCAAGGGATACGTCTACGAGCCGAATGGTGATCGCAGCAAGGCCGTGAAGTTTGGACCGAAGGAAATTCTGCACTTCCGGTATCCTGGAACGCTCTCGAATCGATATGGTGTGGGAACATTGGTTGGCGCGGCGCATGCCGTGAATGCCGACGAGCACATCATCGAGGCCCAGGATCACACGTTCCGCAACGTCGTCAAGCCTGGATTCATCATGCAGAAGAAGGGCGACACGCCGGAGCAGCGCAAGCTTACGAAGGATCGTCGCAAGGTCATGGAGATGATGTTGCGTCGCTTCGTTGGAGCAAAGCGTGCCGGCCGATGTCTTCTCCTGAGCGGTGATTGGGAATACGAGCGGTGGGGCGACAAGCCAGCCGAGATGGATTTCCTCAAGTCGGCCGAAGACGTGCGCAAGCGCATCATGTCTGTGTTCAACGTTGGAGCAGCCATCTTCGGCATGCTGGAGAATGCCTCGCGCGCGAACATGGAGGCTGCTCAGTACTCGTTTGCCCAGTGGAATATAGATCCGAAGCTGCGGTTTATTCAGCAGCGCATCAACACATTCCTCGCTCCTCGGTTCCGAGCAAATGAGGCCGAGGAACTCGTCATGGAGTTCGAGTCAGTCGTGCCGCGCAACGAGGAGATTGTGTTGCAGCAGGCGAACGACGGTCTTCGCTTGGGCGCAATTTCACCGAACGAGTGGCGCATGATTGTTCTCGGCCTTGACCCGCTGCCGAAGAAGGTGAAGCAGCTTGCCGACAGTCCGATGATCAATGCGATGGTGAAGCCGCTTGTTGAGGTCGAGGGGATGGAGGAGAAGAAGCCGCCGAAGGAGCCGCCTCCTAAGCCTGATGAGGGCGAAGACGACGAGGAAGACGAAGTTGACAAGGAGGAAGAAGCGGCGGCGAAGAAGCAGAAGTCGTTCGTGCGGGCTCTGAAGGACATGACCCCCGCCGAGATTGCGGATGCGTTGGCTATTCCAGAGGTGGAGGCGACGCACATCGACAAGGGCATGAAGCCTCTCGTGTATGCGCTTGTGAAGAAGGGTGCGAAGACTGAGGCCGCGATGCTGGCCAGTGAGCCGGAAGAAAAGAGCGCGCGTGCCGATGACGAGGTCCCCGACATTCAGATGGACAGCGAGCCATTCGTGAAGGCTTTGGAGGAGCGCGCCGAGGACCACTGGGAGGAAACGATAGCGCGCACGAATCGTGACGAGTTGCTGAAAGTTGTGCGGGAGGGTATTGCGGCTGGGAAGTCGGCTCTAGAGATAGCGGACGACATCGACGAGTCGATAGTCGTGAATGCTGCGCGGCGCGCGAAGAACATCGCGCAGACTGAAACGATCGGTGCTCTCAACGGAGGTGCCCAGGCATTGCGCGAGGCTCGCAAGATTCCGTACAAGCAATGGATTGCCACGAAGGACTCACACGTGCGTGACACTCACATGGCGGCACACAACCAGGTGCGAAAGCTGAACTCGAAGTTTCGCGTTGGCGCGGCCTGGCTGCGCTATCCCGCGGATCCGGCCAGCGGGCATCCCGAGGAAGTGTGCAACTGTCGTTGCGCAAGCGCAGGAACATTTGACAAGGAAGCACGTGCGGAGGATGTGTCTGGCCGCATTGCCGATGTGTGGGTCCGGCAATATGATGCGCTCATGAAGCCAGTCGCGACTGCAATCGGAAAGTACTTCCGCGCGTATCGAAAGCGTGTTGCCCGCAGGCTGAAGCAGTTGGCGTGACATAAACCGTCGCGGAACAGCATTCTGCGACGGTTCATTTCCATCGATTCTTTTCAAAATAATGATTGACATGTGATGGTCATTTTGTATTATGTAAATGAAAGGAGCAAGACATGAACTGGTTCACGCAAACCGACGAAAGCCTGCCCGAGGAAATGCTTCAGGACATTGATGAATTGTTGGCGAAGCGCGCAATGTCGGCACATCAACTCATTGATGCATTGCGCCTCAGCCATCGGGCGTGTGAAATTGCGTCTAGCGGCCGGCGTTGGAGCATCGGCGGGAGCGTCGGAGTGTTTGAGTTGGATTTGGAAAATGCGGGATACACAATTGTGCGTGAGGGACGTTCATGGCGCGTGTTGCCGCGCTAATAGTTAAGTCAATTTACGCAGGCAGCGGCTCAGCATTCGGTTGAGTGACGGTCCTGCGACAAACGAAGGGATGTACAGATGAGCAGCGACATTCT